AATGCCTACCCCTGTTTTTTGTTTGTATGGACAGGGGGTGTAATCCCCAACAAAGCGTGTTATAATTGTTAGCATAAGTATAAAAACAGGGGTAGCGATCTGATCGAGGGTAAAAATGTCAAAGGCAAAAAAGTACAAGTACGAAAAGGGCGACAAGGTGGGGCTGTACGAAATCATAAAGCCACTACCCAGCGAGCCGAACGTCAAAAACCTAGTGATCTACTGCAAGTGCTTACTTTGCGGTGAGAAAGTCAAACGCTGGGCAAACCGTCTCGGCTCTAAACATCGTGGGTGCGACGCTAACGTAAAAGTCGAAAAACAAAAGCCCGAGCCTGAGGTTATGCACCCGTTACTGCACACGAAAGCCGACGGCACCCGTGTACAGACAAACCCCCACGGTTTTGTCATCACGCCGAAAAAGTCCGAGGCAGAGCGTGTCGTAGCAGAGGCAAGTGCTGACGCTTTACCTGATCAGACCACACTTACCGACGACGATACAGACGAGTTTTCACTACCTGACACTCTGCAACTGTCCGACGAGGTGCGTGAGGCTCTTGATATTGACGTCGACAAGCAGGCAGTAGCGATCTTACGCAAGGCAACAAACCTCGACGCCTCGACAGAGTTTATCTTTCGCAACACTTTCAAGCGGTACCTGACACTGGTGCACGTCGCCCGTCGGCTAGAGCACAAAATGAACAGTGCAAGCCTAGAGCTTACGATCGTCGGCTCGACTGGTGCACAGGTCGCAAACCCCTTGATCGTGCAATACAAACAAGTCTCGCAAGAGAGTAATGCTACCGTAAAGGTACTACTTTCAATGGTCGCAAAAATGAACGCAGGCAACGACAACGACGACCCACTTGCTCGGGCACTACGTGGCGAAACTGCCGAAAGCGTGGCATAGTATGGACGCCTTACGCTACGCAAACGACGTCGTGGCAGGCACGATCGACGCCCCGAAATACGTACGACTACAAGCCGAGGAGTTTGTCAAAATGGCACTGGACGAGCACCCCGACTACGTGATCGACCAGCAAAAAGTAAAGATCGTCAAGGCTCTGCTAGACGTGCTGATTATGCCTAAAGGTCTCAAGTCGGGCGAGCCTATGTCAAAAGCCCTTATGGGGTATCAGTGGTTTTTTATCACGGCAGTACTTTGTGCAGTGCACCGCAACGATCGGACACGCCGACGCTACGAAACCGCCACGCTAGAGATCGCCCGTAAGAACTTCAAGACGTACACGATCGGCGTAGTGTTTATCATACTTATGCTGACCGAGCCGAGGTACAGTAAGTTTTTCTCGGTGGCACCTGACGCCTCGCTTTCTGGTGAGGTTATGCTTGCGATCAAGGACACACTCAACGCCTCGGTAGCGATCAAAGAGCACAACGGTAAGGCACGTTTCAACGTCTGGCAAAGGCGTATCGACTGTCTGCTTACCGAGAGCACGTACCAGCCACTCGCTTACTCAAACAGCCGTATGGACGGTCGTTTGCCTACAGCGTTTCTCGCCGACGAGGTCGGGGCACTGCCGTCAAGCTATGCGATCGACGCTATGCGATCTGGGCAAACTGGTATCAAAAACAAGCTGGGGTGTATTATCTCGACGAAGTACCCAACTGCCGACAACCCTTTCGAGGCAGAGATCGCTTACTCGAAATCAGTGCTCGACGGTATCACCGAGGACGACACGAACTTTGCACTGCTCTACGAGCCTGACAACGTCGCCGACTGGCAGACCGACGATAGCATACTGCGACACGCAAACCCCGTCGCACAAGAGCTTGACTACGTCTGGCAAGACCTCGTCAAAGCAAGGGGGCGTGCTCTGGCTATGCCGAACACCCGAGAAAACTTTTTGACCAAGCACTGCAACATTATCTACAGTGGCTCGGGCACCGAAACCTACGTCGACATCAACGACGTACTGGCTTGCCGTACGCAGGCGATCGACTGGTCGAACCGTGTTGTATGGCTCGGCGTCGACCTTTCAATGACAAACGACAACTGCTCGGTAAGTATGGTTTCAGAGGACGACGGCAAGATACTATCGGCTACGTGGTTTTTCATACCCGAGGGTCGTATCGACGAAAAAAACGCTATGGAGCGTATCGACTACCGCAACTACATCGAGCAAGGCTGGGTGTTTGCCTGCGGTAACAAGACCGTAGACTACGGCTTTATCGAGGACTTTGTATTTTCACTACCGAGCAAGCTAGGCGTGCAGATACAGGCGATCGGCTACGACCGTTTCAACGCTTTAAGCTCTGCCCAAAAGTGGGACAAGCGTTTTACGACCGTGCAGATCAGACAGCACAGCGACACCCTGCACCCACCGACAAAGCTACTATCTGAAAAGATCGACGAGCAAGATTTTCTGTACGAGAAAAACCAACTGCTAGAGCTGAACTTTACAAACGCAAAGTGCACCTACGACACAAATATGAACCGCTACGTAACAAAGAAAAAATCGCAGGGCAAGATCGACGGCGTCGTATCTCTGATCAACGCCGTGGCGTTGCTACAGCTCGATCGGTTTATGAACGACCAGCTCGACTTTGTAGTACAAACTGGCTAAAATGGCTATTGTAATTCTTACGCTTATGATATAATCAAGACAAAAGAAAGCAGAAAACAGGGGTAAAATGGGGCTTTTCACCAGACGGCAAACACGCACAACAGACACAGCGACGAAAGAGTTTGTCGATGATGTTGTTTTGCGAGCCTTGCTTACTGGTGAGGACATCACCCCCGAGAACGCCCTGTCTATACCTGTAATCGCCTCTGCCGTAAATCGTATCTCTACTATGGTAGCGATCTTGCCTATCAAGCTCTACAAGCGTGGCAAGTCTGCCGAGGGTAAGCCGACAACCGAGTGCCTAGACGACGACAACCGTGTCTACCTACTCAACGTCGACAGTGGCGATACGCTTGATCAGTTTGCTACAAAGAAACGCCTAGCCCGAGACTACCTACTTGAAAAAGGTGCTTTTCTGTACATCGAACGCAACCGCAAAGGTGGCGACCCTACGGCACTCAAGTACGTACCAGCTCGCCAGATCACAGCCGTAATCAACGACGTAAACCCACTACACAAAGACGGTCGCTACAGCGTGCTCGGTCAACAGTACGAGCAGTTTGATTTTGTCGGCGTGCTACGTGATACTGACGACGGCTTTCTCGGCGTGCCACTTACAAAGCAGATCAACGACGTACTGGCTACGTCTTTCAACAACACACTGTACGAGCTAGGTATCGTCAAAAAGGGCGGTAGCAAAAAAGGCTTTTTGCAGTCTGACAAGGTGCTCGACAAAGACGCTATGACGGCTCTAAAAAAGGCGTGGCAAGACCTGTACGCTAACACGAGCGAAAACGTCGTTATCTTAAACTCTGGTCTCAAGTTTCAAGAGGCAAACGATACTGCCCGAGAAATGCAAGTCAACGAACGCAAGAAAACTCTGCACGACGAACTGCTAGAGGTCTTTGCGATCACGCAAGGCTCGACGTTTGACGACTTTTTCAGAGACGCAGTATTGCCAGTGCTTGAGGCTATCGAGAGTGCCCTAAACAAATCACTGCTACTCGAAACCGAAAAGAAAGATCACTTTTTTGCCTTTGACAAACGAGAGGTACTGAAAGCCGAACTGCAAGCTCGTTTCGAGAGCTACAAGATCGCTAGCGAGATCGGCGTCTTTACGAAAAACGAAATCCGAGAGAGCGAAAACCTTGCACCTATCGACGGTCTCGACATCGTCTCTATGGGTCTGGGCGACGTCGTCTTTGACGTCAAGACAAAGCAATACTACACGCCGAACACGGGCGATACTAAAACTTTCGACGGTGAGGGCGACGGCACTACCGACGACGCTAACGCAGAGGAGCAAACAAAATGAAAATCACCGTCCGAGCAAACAAAGTCATAATCGACGGCTACGTCAACGCAGTAGATCGTTTCAGTCGACCACTACCCCCACAAATGGGCGTCGGTATGGTCGCACGTTTCGTAGAGAAAGTACTACCGAACGTCTTTAAGAAAGCTATACACCCTGCCCGACACATCGAGGGATTGCTAAACCACATCCA